GAGTGGAACACATTGGTGAGATTATTGATCATCCCGATGACTTGATTTCATTAGCTGCTTTCTCAATGGTTGAAGGTGTTATTTTGTATTCTTCATTTGCATTCTTGAAGCACTACCAATCGCAAGGTAAGAACAAACTAATGAATATTGTGCGTGGAATTAATTTTTCAGTCCGTGATGAGAACATGCACTCAATGGGTGGAGCATGGGCTTTCAAGTACAAGTTAGAGCAGTTGAAGCAAACTACTTCACTAGAAGCTTTTGAATCACATAAATCAGCAATTGAATCACAAGTCAGATCAGTTGCACGAAAGCTTTATGAGCATGAATGTCAGATTATCGCTAAGTTGTTTGATCAAGGTGAAATCAAAGGTATCACTGCACATCAACTAGAAAACTTTGTACAGTCTCGTGTAAACGAATGTTTGAAGCAATTAGGTTTTGACAAAGAGTACGATGTGAAGTACAATCCGATTGCTGAGTACTTTTACAAAGGTATCAACGATTATACCTTTAACGATTTCTTCAGTGGCATGGGAAACCAATATCATCGCAGTTGGGATAGTGCAGAATTTATTTGGAAAAAGGAAACTAATGAGTAATATTTATAAAGAGTTAAGTGAAGAGCGTAAACAACTACAGGAAAAGGATTTAGTTCCTCAATGGTATACTACTGCAGGTTTTCAGATGTTCAAAGATAAGTATGAATATCAAACCGAAGGTCGTTCCGTCCGTGGACAATTTGAAAGGATTGCCAGTACTGCAGCAAAACACGTCCCCATGCTCCCTAATGCTGAAGCAGAGTTCTTTAAGCTCTTCTGGAACGGTTGGTTATCACCTAGCACCCCTGTACTAGCTAACATGGGAACAAGCCGTGGAATGCCTGTATCATGCTCAGGAACTATTGCCGATGACTCTGTGGATGGTTTCTATAGTAACTTACATGAAGTGGCTATGCTGACTAAGTACGGGTTTGGTACAGCTACGGATTTAAGTGCAGTACGTCCCCGTGGTTCTAAGATTAGCGTAGGCGGTAAAGCTTCCGGTGTTTTACCAGTGATTAAAGAGCACGTTAACGCTATGCGTAATATTGCGCAAGGGACGGCGAGACGTGGTGCATGGGCTTTTTATCTAGATATTGAACACGGAGACTTTAATGAAATCTCTGATCATATTCTAGCCGAGCCCGACGATTTGAACGCCGGATGGACAATTAAACAAAGCTTTATTGATCGTTTAGAATCCGGTGATCAAGAAGCTATTGAGCGATTTCAAAAGGCGATGAAGATTAAAATGGTAACTGGTAAAGGTTATTTCTTCTTCATTGATAAAGCAAACGCTAAACGTCCAGTTACTTATGTAGATCATGGGTTAAAGATTAACAATAGTCAACTTTGTAGTGAAATAGTACTATTTAATGACATTAATCATACTTACACTTGCGTTTTATCTTCCATGAATGCGGCTAAATATCGCGAGTGGCAAAACACAGATGCCCCTTATTGGGCAACTATTTTCTTAGACTGTGTAGCTTCTGAGTTTATTGAAAAAGCTAAGGGTATTCATGGTCTAGAAAAAGCTGTTCGTTTTACTGAAAAGAGCAGAGCACTTGGTTTAGGTCTATGTGGTATTCATACATTGTTTATGCAAGAGATGCTACCGTTTGAAGGCTTTGATGCACATAGATTAAGTCAAGAGATTCAATCTATTATTTGGGAACAAGCACAAGGTGCTACTAAAGCTATGGCAAACCTTTTAGGTGAACCTGAGTGGTGTAAAGGTTATGGTGTTCGTAATACGCACTTGATTGCTATTGCACCTACCAAATCTACTGCATTGCTAATGGGTGGAGTATCAGAGGGTATTAATCCTGATCCAGCCATGAGTTATAATCAAACTACTTCTGCTGGTGAGATTGATCGCTTAAATCCTGTACTACTTGAGTTGATGAAAAAGAAAGGTGTTTACACCAAGAAACATGTTCAAGAGATTACAGATAAACAAGGGTCGGTCCAGCATGTAAGTTGGTTAAATGCAGATGAGAAAGAAATATTCAAAACGGCTTTTGAAATCAACCAGAAAGCTGTATTAAGATTAGCATCTGCACGTAGTCGCTACATTGATCAATGGCAGTCTTTGAATCTATTCTTTGCCGCTGATGAAGACCCTGCTTGGATTGCTGAAGTTCACGCTGAGGCTTTCCGTGATCCAAATATCTTAGCTTTATATTACATCTATACTCAAGCTGGTGTTCAAGCCAGTAAAGGCGAATGTGAAGCCTGCCAATAACGAAAGGAATATATGAAAAATCTAGTAATTTTTAGCGCCTCATGGTGCGTGCCGTGCTCGCAACTAAAGAAAACCATCGCAGCTACTGACCTTGGTATTCCAGTAACTACCGTAGATATTGATGCTGACCCAACAGCTACTACTGAGTATAATATCCGCTCAGTCCCTACGATATTACTAATGGAAGACATGCAAGTACTAAAGCGTAAAACTGGTAATATGACTGCAGAACAACTCAAACAGTTTTGTGAGTAAAATTTAGACGTAAAAAAACCCCGCAAGTTCCAACTAAGGAGCCTGCGGGGTTTCTTTTATGGGTAATATCTTCTGTCTAACTCATAGTGAGGACCATCGATAAACGATTTCCAATCACCACCCCAAATAATTGGAATGTTTAGTAGTTTAGCAGTAGCTTTAATATGTTCAGAGACTTGCTTATAGTATTTAAAATCCCATGTTAATTTACCATCTACGAATACAGCAATATCTACAGCATTTCCTTTAAGGTGTCTGGAGTTCATTGTCATGCTCTTACCAGCCTCTACAAGCTCTTTTTGACGCTGTATGGTACGTACCCCTTCAGTGATACTGAAATCATAAGGAGAGGTGCTTATAGCGGCTTTAAACAGCTTTTGTAGATCAGGATGTACTGTAGAAAGTCTTTCGGTGCTATTATTTCCAAATTTATACATACAAACCTTATTTAGTTAATTGACTGATGGTATCATCTTTCATTTGAGAATTACGAGAAGACCCACGATGAAAGTTAATGATAGTACCTGTCAATGTCCACAAAGAACCAAGCGCCATATAGACTAGCTCTTTATTTTCAATAGGTACACCTTTAAAGAAAGCTAACCAAGATACAATCACAGCTGCACCTACGATTACAAAATCCAAAAGATATGCTGCATTCTTAGACAGTGTAGAACCTGCTTGTGCTTCTTGAATACGAGCGTTCATATCACGAGCACTTGCAGTGTTCTTTGTATGTTGCTCTTCCATAAATTCTTCGTGTTTTAAAGTTGCTTGTTTTAATTCAGCGATCTTCTCAGCCGACATATTAGGCTCAAGCGTAATACCTGTTTTGTGCTCCACATAATCAACACCTTTATCTACTACTGCTTGAGCAAGCTTTGGTAGATTAGCCGCTAATAACGAACTAATAATTCCTGATACTAATGGTAGCATATTTGCTCCTTTGATTACATCCCGACATTACATCCCGACGATTAACTTAAGTACGTTAGTAATACCCATTGATTGAGATAGTACTACAAATACTGCACCCATCGCTAGGTACTTGATTTGGTTTAAAGTCTTTTCTATACCTGTTAGTGAATTGCGTAAATCAGTAGAAATATCTTGAAGCTTCTTTAACTCATCAGCATGATCTTCTACTTTTAATTCTAACTTAATTACTCTGTGTTCTATTTGCTCTGACATATTACTTCCAAGATAATGCTAATGACTTAACTGATTGATAACGCAAAAGGCCACCCGAAGGTGACCTAATGATACTTTATAAGCTATTATATCACGAGTTTTTGTCATTAGCAAGGTTATTAAGCAGTACGCTGCCACATACAGACTGTAATATATGGTTGTAAGTTAGCATTAGTTCCAGATGAGCCAGTAGAATCCGTATTGAAAGTATGAGAGTGTGTCCCAGATGCGCTAGTAAGACCACCGTTTGCCGCACTTCCAAGAGCACCGTTTAATACGTATGCTTCAAAACCTGCTGCACCAACTGCAGCTAAACTTGCGCCACTGGTAACTGTAGGTGTATATTGATTAGGAGAATCAGTAGTACCGTTGTAAACTGAATAGTGCTGGTGATTACCTATTGTACTGGTAGTGCCACTGTGGGTGTGATCAACAACAACAGCATCTTTACTACCACCTGTTTCACCTAGTGTATCAAATAAAGTATCAGACCCACTCAGTCCGATCATAACACGACCAGCACCAAAAGCTACCCAAGTTCCAAAACCGAACAATGTAGCAGGATTGGTAGTTACTCCTGCATTGATATAAATAGAACCAACAGGATACACAGCTTGTAAGGTTGTATTACCTAAGCCAGTAAGTAATTGCCAGTTGGTAGCATCAAGGGATGGATCAGTTGTACCAGCACCCGCTGTTTTTCTACGATAAGTTAGAAAGTTAATCGGGCTGAATCTATTAGCACCTACTGCATATGTTGTGCCGCTTACCCAAATAGTAGCACCTGCAGTGTTAGCTGCAGCTAATTCGCTTGCAGCTGCAAGAGTAGCTGAATAATCAGCAGCTAACTGCTTTGCATTTACATCTGTTTGAAGTGTATTAGCTTCTGATTGAAATTGTGGTAATGCTCCTAGAAAAGCATCTGCTCTGTCATTAAAGTTCGTAGGGTCTTGTCTACTTGGGGGTGTCGGTAACGCTGAAATCATTATTATTCCTTTATTAAATTAAACCTTCAACCTGCAGATTACAGATAGAATGCGTTGGGTATGAAATCTCTGTAGAAAAATCTCTGTAAAATCCGTAGACAATCAAAGGTTCTTCAAACTGAGCATCAGTGCTTGCAATCCACAGTACAGGGGTTGCTCTTAATCCGTATAAAATACGTTGTACTCTGTTTAAGTTAGAGTTAGTCAAAGATACAGAAGCATTCATTCGCTTACTGAAATTTCTCTTTGTAAATGTAGTATTACCAAACTCATCAGTGTCTTTTCTGGAGTAATCAATAATACCTGCACTTACACCGTACTGAGTATCACCAAGATATTTGATTTGACCATTGATATAGCTACCTACTGAAACTGTACCTGTGCCAGAAACTTTAATAGTTATTAAAGAGTTTGATGCAGTTGGAATATCAAGGTAAATACTTGAAGTCTTTTGAGTGTCTGAATCGTAAAAGAAATAACTATACCAATCCAAAGATTCTCCGCCAGATAACTGCTGAGAGTTATGGTATACCAAGGCCTTACTATCTTTATCAGTGACTGCAATGTTAGTTTTAGATGCTGTTATGTTAAGTAAGGCTACTGAATCAATCGCACTAGCGACTACAGCAAAGATAATATCCGTTGTACCAGAAGATACACTACTGATTTGATCATCGAACATAGCCATCTTATTAGTAGGTCCGGTTCTTACCCAATAAGCGTCAGTAAATGGTGATGTAATCGGTGGAGTATGGTTTAAGTTCCCGGATTGAAGACTTTGATAAGTGCCGTAAACACCGTAGACTACTTTTGCACCCAAAGCATATGTAGTAGCGCTAGACCATTCTGGATTACTTTCAGTCAAATTAGTATAAACTAAACCTGAACCTGTGATAATATCTGCTGCTCTTGTTACAGAGGCGCTAGTTGTCAATATATAGCTACTAGGTACATCCAATGTCTCTAATTGAGCACCCCATATATAAACACCAGTAGTACCGTTGCCTATGATAAGAGAAGATGTACCACTATTTGCCGCAACAAGAAAAACACCTGTAGTATCTGAGGCTGTGTACTGATAAGAAACCCTCCACCAACCATTACCTGCATTTTGTACTTGAGAGGATACAGCTTGGGTTACTCCAATTGTATTTTGTGTAACAATACCTGAGATTAAATCAAAACCTATACCAGTTGAACTTGATGCACCAGTTGCAAGATTTATGTATCTTTGTCCTAAGTACTTTACATATATAGATTGAGTATACACTTCACCTATAGTTAATCCGGTTAAATTCTTATTTAGATAAGGTCCAATCGGTATTGTGCTAGTATTCCAAGTGAGAGCCTTGGCAGTGCTACTTGCATCTGGAGCCGTAAATGATCCTGTTGAAACAGTAGCAAAATTTACCGACCAATCTGTTCCTGTAAAATTTTGAGAATAAGTCAACAGATTTGTACTTGCATTTTCAATTAAAATACCAAGAAATTCTTTTGTAGCAGGATCGTAGTTAACTCTTACAGCATCAATCGCTGCAGTCTGCATAACACCTGCACTATCTATATAAGTACCTGTAGTACTTCTGGCGATAGAACCAGTTGTAGTAACTGAATCTGGTTTCACTAAATTCATAATTATCTTTCTTTATATGTGCTAAATAACAGGAGGAATAAACCTCCCGTTAATATTTAGACCAGAGTTGTAATGCTCAGTGATTCACCGTCTTGATTCACACGTTCTAGAATCTTAGCTGTTTTCGCATTGTGAGATACATCAGCTCTTACTTCAGCACGTAAGCCTTGAACTTCAGTAACCAATGCAGCTAGTAACTCTTGATTGCTTGAAGAAGCGCTTACAGAGGTTCCTGAAGAAGCTGTTAACCCCGAAGATAAAGCACTTACAGAAGCACTGCTTGTACTTAAGGATGTTCCACTAGGGAAGTAACCTAAAGTATCTTGCAATGATTGTGCAAGTCTAGCTCTAGCGACAATAATATCCGTAGCATTAACTGCGCTTGAAGCTGCAATCTGCTCTAGACCTTTTGTAACATCAGGTAGTTGAGCTAATGCTGCAAGATCACCTGAACGAGCCTGAGCCGTTAGAATCGCAAAGTGAGCCTCTAAACCTGAACTGGATGTGCTGACACCACGCAAGCGATTAATCTCGTCTACAATGGTTGTAGTCACGCTGGTGAGCTTTTCCATAGCAGCAGCTGCTTGTTCATTTGCAACCTTTTGATCTTCTAGTGCTTTGATCTGATCAAACAAACCTTGATTAACATCGTATATTTTAGAACGTTCTCTTTCACGAAGCTCTAAAGTTTTACCTTGTAGTTCTAGTAATTGAGTTTCTAAATCATAACGCTGCTGTAATACGTTGTTATAGAGGGTGTTTAATTGATCAGCTGTAGCACCTGCACCTAATACCAATGCTGCGAGCTCATCGTTAACGCTTGCAAAAGTACTGGCAAGTTTCTCTTGTATTTGAGCATCTGTTAAACCATCAAAACTAATATCGATTGACTTTGTAAAACCATCAATACCGGCAGAAGATAGTTTTAAAGTATCTGCCATTGCTTTGGTACTGGCTTTTAACTGCTGGAATGTTGCTTGAAGTGCAGCGTTACCTGCAAAAGTACCTTGGTTTTGTCTGTAGTAATTTGGACCGTCAATTAATGAACCACCTTCACGCATTAAAGCGTACTGCTGAATATCATTGCTGACAGCTCTAGTACGACCTTTACCAAAGATACCGGGCACAGACACCTCTGAAGTAGGTGTTGAAGCTCCCAAAACACCTGAGATACCGCCACCTACTTGCTTTGTTGATTTAAATAAACCAAGGGCGTTTCCAATAGCAAGAGCAGCTAGAACATAAGGACCAGCCGCAGCCATTGATGCACCAAAACCACCAGAACCTGCTGTAGCTGATAAACCAGCAGCGCCAAATTCACCAGTCTGTGCGGCAAGCATAGCAGCTTGTGAACCAGCGCCTACACTTGTAGTACCAATGGCAGCACCATAAGCAGCACTGTTTCCAAATAAAGTTGCACCCAATGCAGAAGTACTAAAATAATTACCAACGGCTCCACCGATTGTATTACCTAATGTACTACCTGCTTTTCCACCCATTGCTGAGTTTATACCAGAACTTAAAATATCAACCGTAGCTTTTACAAGAACTGTCAATGGCTTTCTAAGTTCAGCTTCAATGAGAGCTCTTAGCTTCTTACCACCTTCTTCACCACCGTCAATTAACGCAGTTACAATACTGTCGGTTATACCATCAGCTATTTTGTTGTACTCTTCTAATGTCTTAGTAGCAGCATCAATAGCGATTTCAGTATTGAGATTCTTTTCAGCGTCTGTTCTACGCTGTCTAGCACGATTAATCTGATCGTTTTGCTCTGCTTCAGGAATAGCTCTTTTCTTAATGGCTGCAATTTCTTCTTCAAGCTTCAAATCTAAACGCTTACTTGCTAGAGCTTTCTTGCGCTGTTCATCGGTTGATTTGATCAAGGATGCTTGTAACTCCAGTAATTGTGTCTGCTCTAGGACTTGCATATTCAACGCATGTTCAGTGTCTAAAGAATCGAATAAAGCGTCATCAGCTTTCTTTTGAACTTGCATTAATTTTTCAATTGCAGCTGCACGTTCTTTTTCAGACTTAACTGCTTTTTCATTAACAATAGTAGCTTCATAAAGAGAGGTAATATAATCACGTTGCTGTTGAGTATATGCATTCCAATTAGTAGAGGCTTTTATCTTTTGAAGAGTTATCTCTGATTTAGTCAAATGATCAAGAGCACCGATCTGAGCAAGATATGTTTCTTTGGCTTTATCTAGTTCACTGTTATAAGATTCCTCTAGTTTCTTAGCGTCTGCTTTTAACTTATTAGCTGCCTCATCTCTCTTCTTTTTATCATCCTCAAACTTAGAAGCTGCTTCAGATGATTTTGCTTTTTGTTGTTCAAGTTCTTTTTCTGCGGCTATTTGATTTTTTAGATCATCTACCAATTTCATTGATGCTAAAACTCTTTGATTAGTTCTAGAACCAACTACATCAGCGCCGCGCATTCCTTGAATTGCCGCCAGATTCTTTTCAGCTTCTTTTAATTGATCACCAAGGGTGTCTCTTCTGCCAAAACCCATGATAGCATCCCATGTACTACTCCAGATTTTGCCTAGACTTATACCTAATCTTGTAATTGTGCCAAAGTTTTCTACTGTTCTATCAGCGGCATCTTTACCGGCATCAGCATAAGCCTTGGTTGCAATTTCAGCTGCTTTTATTGTTTTACCTGCACGTTCATATGCATCAACTTGTTTCAAAATTTCTAAAGGGATAGTACCAAGTTTAATAGCAAGTTTAGTCAAAGACTCTGTTGGCTTTTCTTGTAACTC